ATGTCATTGGCGTGCCGGCTTTTTTGATGGGTGTTGGCCAGTTTAACGAAGTAGAATTCAACTGGTTCGTTGCAACGCGTGTAATGCACATTGCCCGGATCATTGAACAGGAATTCACACGAAAGCTGCTGATATCGCCAGATTATTATTTCCGCTTCAACAACCGGAGCCTGCTGAACTACAACCTGACGGCTGTGATCAGCAACGCAAAGGAAATGGTGGATCGTATCGCGCTGCGCAGAAACGAACTGCGCGACTGGGTAGGGCTTCCGCCGGATGAAGAGATGGAAGAATTGCTTGCGTTGGAAAACTACATTCCGGCCAGCATGCTGAAACAGCAGAAAAAGCTGAAAGAGACAGGAGGTGATAAGGGTGGAAACGAGAGCTGATAAGATGATCCGTTACATGGGAACTCAGTTCCGCGCTGCTCAGCGAGATGACAAACGATATATATCCGGTTATTTTGCCGTGTTCGGAGATGTGTACAACATGTTTCCGGGAGCAACTGAAAGCATCGACCCGCACGCCTTCGACGATACGCTGGGAGATGATATCCGCTGCCTGATCAATCACGACACCACGCTTGTAATGGGGCGCACCAAAGCCAATACGTACACGCTCAGGGTGGACAACACCGGCCTTTGGGGCGAGGTGGAAGTAAACGAGGACGACGTTCACGCCACCAGTATGTGGGCGCGTGTGAACCGCGGCGACGTGGATCAGTGCAGCATCGGGTTCCTGATCGAAGATGAGGAACGCGAGGTGCGGGAAGACGGCAGCGTACACTGGACGCTCAAAAAGCTGCGCTTGCTGGAAGGCAGCATTGTTACATTCCCGGCATACGAAAAAACAAGCGTAAAAGCGCGCATGGACGAATACGCGCAGATCAAAAACCGCCAGACCGAATTGTGGCGGGAAAACATCAAAGGGAGGATACACAAATGGCGCTTAGACAACTGATCCTGAGCAAAAGGATCGAAGAGGTTCAGGGCAAGCTGAACCGCAACGCCGATGACCGCGCCGCGCTGGAAACGCGCAGAGCAGAATTGCAGACCCGCGAAGCGGAGATCGAAGCCGCGCTGAACGAAGTGACCGAAGAAACCAGCGAGGAAGACCGCCGCACCGTGGAGGCGGAGGCCGAAGCGTTCGAGCAGCAGGCTGATGCCCTGAACGGCGAAATTGAAACCAACGAAACCGAACGCGCAAGTCTGGAACAGCAGCTGGCAGACCTGCGTTCTGAGCTGGACGAACTGAACCAGCGCACCAAACCGCAGGCGCCTGCGCCTGTTCCCGTACAGACCGAAAGAAAGGATGAAAGAACCATGAACACCCGAACCAAGTTTTTCAACATGACCATTCAGGAACGCGACGCTTTCTTTGCCGACAAGGAAGTGAAGGGGTTCCTGCAGCGCGTACGCGACATGCGCGCCGAAAAGCGCGCGGTGACCGGCGCGGAACTGGGCATTCCCACCGTTGTGCTGGGCCTGATCCGCGAGAACATTGAAAACTACAGCAAGCTGAAGAAGCACGTGACCGTTCGCAATGTGCGCGGCAAGGGCCGTGTTCTGGTGAGCGGCCCCATCCCGGAGGCTGTATGGACCGAGATGTGCGCCAAGCTGAATGAGCTGGATCTGAGCTTTACCCAGGTGGAGCTGGACGGATTCAAGGTTGGCGGCGTCATTTACGTTTGCAACGCGCTGATGGAAGACACCGACATTGCGCTGGCAACGGAAATCATCAACGCGCTGGGTCAGGCCATCGGCCTTGCGCTGGATAAGGCCATTCTGTACGGACAGGGAAAGAACAAGAAGATGCCCATGGGCATCGTGACCCGACTGACCCAGACCGAGGATCCCGGCAACGCCGCCGCTGGTACCCGTCCATGGGCTGACCTGAGCGCCAGCAACGTAAAAGCCATCAGCGGGAAGACCGAGCTGGCCTTGTTTAAGGAGCTGGTGAAAGCTGCCGGCAACGCGAAGAGCAAGTACAGCGCTGGCGGACGTTTCTGGGCTATGAACGAAAAGACCCACAGCGAACTGATGGTGAACGCCATGAGCATCAACAGCGCCGGCGCGATTGTGACCGGCCAGAATATGACCATGCCTATCATCGGCGGCGCGATCGAGGTGCTGAACTTCATCCCGGACAACGTGATCATCGGCGGCTACGGAGACGGCTATGTACTGCTGGACCGCGCGGACGCCACCTTCGGCAGCAGCGAACACTACCGCTTCCCCGATGAACAGACCGCGTTCCGCGGAAGCGCACGTTATGACGGCGTTCCGGCTATTCCCGAGGCCTTTGTGGCCATCGACATTGCGGGCGGCACTGTGACCGCAAACGCGGTTACCTTTGCGACTGACATGGCAAACGCCTGATAGCAAAACGACCCCGGCAGGAATAAAACCTGCCGGGGTTTTTGAGAAAGGCGGTGAAACATGAGCATCAACATAGATATGGCCATTGCAATGGTCAAACAGCGCAAAGATATGCTGCAAAAGCCAAACCCAAGAGACCTGTACATTGACATGCGCGTAAAAGAAACCATTGGCGAACTGCGAGATATGGGCATACACCTTGTGGACAGCCCGCAGGATTTGATGCTGGTGGTGGATATTGCCGTGTGGAAATACAACAACCGGGACAAAAGCGGAGCAGAGCCGCAATGGATGAGAGACGCCAAAAACATCCGCTGGGTAAACGACCGAAAGATCAACGAGCGATTCCGAGCGGAGGTGAAAGGCGAATGATACTGGACGATGGCATCTGCACCGTGTTTGAAATGGTGGATAAGGCAGCCCCCGGTTTCAAACCGGATTTGCAGCCGGTGAAAAAATGCGAAAGCTGGTTTGGTTATCTGGACTTTGCAACGGCGGAGACATGGCCGACGGAAGGCAGAGAGGAAACAGAGATCACCGCCAGAATACGGATCCACCAGAACAGAAGCATTACCAACAAACATGTGGTGGTTCTGGAGGAAACGGACGTCATTGAGAAAGACATGCAAAGGCTGGAAGTGACGCGCGCTTACCACGGGCATGACGATGAAAGCGGGGAGCCGATTACCGACCTGACGCTGAAGGCGGTGAAAGCGTGAAACTGCAGACCATTGCAAAGCTGATCAGCGAAGTAGACCCGCTGGCACGGCATTACGACAACCCGCACGATGGCACCGATTACACCGTGTGGCGCGAATACGAGCGTCTGGGCGCCGCGAGAGATGACCGGCATGGTTACGGCTGGAAGTTCCAGATTGACCGCTACACCAAGCAGGAGTTTGACGAAACGGCAAACCAGCTGGAAAAAATGCTGGCGAAAACACCGGGTATAGCGTATGCGTATCTGGTGGACTACGAACAGGAAACGGGTTACATACACCATATTTTTGACTGCGAGGGCGTGTAGCATGGCGCGTCTGGATATGAGCGGCATGGATGAAGTCATCGAGCAGATGAAAAACATGCACATGTTAAGCAGCAAAGTGGCGGATGAAATGCTTTTGGCAGGCGCGCAGGTGATGAAGGATTCGTGGAAACGAACGATTGCAAGTTTTGGTTTGATTGATACAGGCGATATGCTGAAAAGCGTGGGGTATCCAAGACAACCAAAAGACATCAACGATGTGCGGACCATAGACGTATATCCTCAGGGGAAGGACCGTGACGGCGTAAGAAACGCCGAAAAAGCGTTTGTTCTCCACTACGGACGAAGCAATATGGGCCCGACAGAATTTGTGGACGCTGCAGAGCAGCAAGCCAAAAAAGAAGCAGACGCGGCTATGGAAAAAATATGGGACGATTTTATTAACAACGGAGGATGATAAACAATGGCATATACAGGCATGAGACACCCGGTATTTGCGCCGGTGGAAAGCTACACGCCCGGGCAGGCGATTGTTTACGGCGAAGGCGTTGTGCTGGGAAAGGCGATTGACGCCACCATTACGCCGGAAACCGCAAACGCGGAGCTGTTTGCAGACGATGCGCTGGCAGAAAGCGACAACAGCATGGTGGGCGCAACCATTGCCATGACCGTGGACGACCTGATGCACGAGGCAGGCGTGATTGCCCTGGGACTGAAGAAGCGAACCATGAACGGAAAACAGGCGTACAGCATTACAAGCAAGGCGTCGCCTTACGGCTGTGTAGGATGGCTGGAAGAAAAGGTACGCGAAGGCGTTTACAGCTATATCGTAAAGTTTGCGCACCGAGTACAGCTTGGCCGTTCTGCCATCAACAGCGCTACCAAGGGCAGGCAGCTGACATACCAGACCGTTGGACTGACGGGCAGGGTTTTGTCGGCAGAACTGGATGAAAGCCGAGACAAATACTGGATTGATGAGATCCCGGTGGAGACTGAAGCGGAAGGCATTACGCTGCTGGATGAAATGGCCCATGTGCCCGCGGCACAGAGCGCAGCCGTTGAGGAGGAAGAAGAGCTGTGAGCAAAAGCCTGACGATGGAAACAGGCGGAGGAAAGTTTACGCTGAGGTATGACCTGCAGGCCATGGTGGATGCAGAAGAAAAGTACGACAGTTTTGATGAACTTTCCCGAATGACGGGCGGGAAAAAGGCGCCTGTCAAAGCGACGCTGGACATGCTGACATACATGGCCAACGCCGGAGAAAGGCATAAAGGACGGGAAGGAAAGTTTACGCCGGAATGGTTTGTGAACAACCTGACGCCCGTGCAGATGGACAAAGCAAAGATCATGATGCAGCATGCAATCATGATTGGTTTGTACCGCGAAAACCCCGCCGATGATGACAAAGAGGTGGACGTGGTGCTGGAGATGATACGCAAAAAAAAAGAAGAAGAGCGGGAAAGGAAGAAAAACCACTCCGTTCCCGCAAGCTGATCGGTTACGGACTGATCGCGGGGTTGACGCTGAAGGAAACGCTGGCGTCAACCCCGGGCTTTATTCTGGATGTTTATTTGATGAAACGGGCATATGACGATGCGCAGCACGGCATTACCAGAAAGCATGCTGACGAGGGAGGCAAAGACGCATGATCCGAGAGATTAAAACAAGGCTGTCGCTGGATGGCGAAAAAGAATTCAAAAGCGCCATGGCAGCGGCAAACCGCGAAATGCGCGTGATGAATGCCGACCTGAAAGCCGCGGCTGCGGAATTTGCAAACACAGCAGACAAACAAAGGTATTTCACCGAGCGCGCCGAACTGGCGGGCAACAAAGTGAAACAGCAAGAACTGATTGTGGAAGCGCTGGAAAAGGCCGTCAAGGACTCCGCGAAGGCATACGGAGACGCTGCAAGGCAAACGGATGACTACCGCATACAGCTGAGCAATGCAACAGCAAAACTGTTTGACATGCGACGTGCAAGCGAAGACGCAAACCGGGAGCTGGAGGAGCTGGGCCGCGACAGCGGAAAGATCGGACGCCAGATCGAGCGCGGGATCGGCGACGCGGCGGAGGACGCCGGGGAAAAGCTGGACAGCATGTTTGAGCGCGTTCAAAAAGACGTAAACGCGCTCAAAACCAGTGTAGGGTTTCAGGTTGCTGCGGAGGTTGGCGGCTTTGTTGTAAATGCTGTGCAAGGCGTAATGGGGTTCGTTGAAGAAAACCAAGAGCTTAACCGCCAAATGGCGATAGCAAAATATAACATTGAAAAATATGATTTTGACTGGACAAAATCGCTGGAGCTGGTAACAAGAGCGGCAGCTATTACCGGAAACCAGGAAGGCGCGCTTGAGGCCATCAATAACCTTGTTTCCACTCAGGTTACAAACGAAGAGCTGATCGAAGCGGCAATGGAAGGCATTTTGGGCGTATACCTTACAACTGGCGGGGCTTTGTCGCTGGAAAGCCTTGCGGAAGATCTTCGCGCAAGCGTGGCAAGCAAAAAGCCAACAGGTACCTATGCGGAAGTTCTGGAAGAACTGATTCAGGGTATTGTGATTGAAGATGTCGAAAAGGCTTTGAGCGCAACTAAAAGCGCAGAAGAAGCTTTGGAGCTTGCGACATCTTATTTGACAAAAGCCGGATACCAAAGCACGACCAAAAGTTTTGAAGAACAAAACGCTGAGCTGTTGGAAAACCTGAGAAAACAGCAGGAATTGTCTATTGCGTGGGCGAAACTGGCGACAGAAATAACACCTGTTGTAACAGCAATCGTAAACGGAACAACATTTATTGTCGATGGAGTAGCAGATATAATTGCCAAAATAAAAGAATTCGAGTGGCCAAACTGGGATGATTTGTGGCCTGACTGGGATGATATCGATTGGCCTAACTGGGAAGATATAAAAACGCAGACCCAAGAACTAGAAAAAGCGATAAAAGAACGGTTGTCAAAAATTTTCGGCATTCCGATGGGGGAAGTCGATGGAAACGGAGAGACTGCACCATCAAGCTATCAGAGCTTTATAGATGCGGTTAAAAATGGCGAACTTGATACATGGAGCGGTACATGGGATTATTTTATCAAAAACCTCATCCCATCCGCCGGCGCAGAAACCCTCCCCGGAGACGACGCAAACGAAGCCGGATTCCAGACCATGCAGGAGTACGTAAAGGGCATGCAGGACGCCGCCAATGCCGAAGTGACCGCGGCGCAGGCAGCCGTGGCCA